TCCAAGCTTAGCTGCTGTAATAGCGGTTCCAGCGATTGGGATCACTGTTCCAAATCCTGCCCCCGCTGTTGATCCGGCCGCATCAGCCGCATTCTCCGCCATGAATAACCCTCCCGTTGACATGGGCGTCTGTGCTGCCGCTGTTGATCCTCCCATTAATCCTGCCGCCTCCGTCCCTGCCGTTGCTCCTGTCGCCGCCGCCGTGGCTGCTTTCTGTGCTGCCGTCTGCAATCCCAGATATTTTGCAACACTTGGAGCAACCGATTGAACCCCGGACTTCAATGTGTCGCCAATTAACGTCGAATCTGACAACCCATAAGCCATTGCCCCCGTGGTTCCCAGGTTGGTCAATGTCTGCATCTGCTGGGCTTTCTCTTGTGCCTGCCGGTTCATTTCAGCATCAACAATGGATTGGTTATTAAACGCTTTCTGCGCTTCAACTGCTTCTTGTGCGGTGGACAAGTTCGCCCGGTCAAGTTCGTTCCTTCTTCTGTTCTGCAAATTGCCTGATTCTGCAAGCAGTTGACCTCTGTAATAGTCCGCCGGTGAAGGGATACTTGTTCTTCCGGAAGCCTTTTGGGCGTAAAACCTTCTTAATATTGCGTCTGTGTTTGTCATTACGACCTCCTTTTAAGATATGGTGCAATAAGCGCGGTGGATAACAAACTTGAACCAAGGTTCCACTTCCCCGCACTATTCATTGACTCTCTGTTTAAGGCGTTCTGCCTTATCATTTCGTTTTGCATCCGGATTCTTTCGCCCAGTTCTTCTTTTCTTAAAGCCTCCCTCTGTTCGGCGATACCCAAAGCCCTGTTTTGTTCTTGATTGGCGTATAAGTCTTTATACTTTGCGGTAATAAGCTTTTCCAGTTCCCACGGTTGTGGTTCTATGCCAGCGGCTTTTCTTGATTGAAACCACCTGCTTATTTCGTTCAAATCGTCTGTATTAAGATTATATTCGTCCATAAAAACTCCTTTCACTCATAATCATATTCCCGAACCGGATGATAATACAGTCCAATAACCAATGGTTCAAATCCTACTGTTTCATAGGATGAAGAGAACACATATTTCATAGCATGAAAAATACCAGGTTTTGAGTTTGCGGTATTCACGGGAAACGATAGTCTTTTAGTTACGTTATTAGCGGGAACCGTGTAATCAGTTCCTACGCTTGAAGAATCAACATAATGGGAAGCTGTTACTGAAGTTGTAAAGGTAGGATAATTTGCACCCTGATCTGCGGTTGTGGTTCCATTGGTTAATACTTCACCAGGAATATACGCGCCTGATCTTTGATATACAACGTAAGATGTCCCTGAAGTCTTGGCGGCTATCTTGCAAGTAGCGGCACTACTTTGTCCAGTAATAGTTTCTCCTACCGACCAACCCGCTCCACCCGGCGCAACGTCTAAAGTCATTGTTTCGTAGGTCTTTGCCGCCATCACCAGGACATGACCCGTCAGGCTTGTTTCAACCAAAAAATCATTTTCTATTAACGAGAAGTCACCGGTCTGCAATGTAGAAACAATCGCTTGTCCATCAAAAGTCTTGCCGTATTCTAATCTTTCCATGTATCCGGAATCAATGAATCCGTAAGAATGATTGTTCCCGTAACTGTCAAGAACACTTATGCCGCACTGCAATCTTGCGCCGGAGGTTCTGTCAACTTTATACCATTTCCATTTCCTTAAATCCAAAACGTATTCAGCGTCTAACGTAGTTACTGTTCCAGTGGTCAGCGCAATAAGTAAATGATACTCCATTAAGCTCTTATCAATAAAAGCGCTGAAACTCTTAATGTAAGATTGATTGATATGGAAAGACGAGTTTTGATCAAACAAGTCTCTGATGTCCCATGATACACAAGTCGGATGTCTACCGTCTGATGTGTAAACTCCGTCCGCAGCCATCCAGATAGCAAATGATCTGTTGTTTTGTTCCTGTCCTTCCCGTGGAGGGATAATACAAGTCACCAAAGTTAAAGGCGCCGGACATCCTGTCGTTTCAGCTATACGATATTTCATCCATCTGGTATCACTGTTAACCAGTCCCCAAATTTCCGAATCTTTAAATAACATCGTTATGTTATAAAGAAGAGAACCGTACATTGCAAATAACGTGCATCCGCAATTAAGTGCGTCTGAATTACCAAACGATATTTCTGAACTGTCTTCACCATTAAATACCTGCGCGGTTTCGTAGGCTGATATTAAAACCGTGTTCTGTGCTTCGTCTTTGTTTCCACAAAGCATCAATCTGTCCTGAGAATACAAAGGAAATTTGTAACCTTTGATTTTCTTTTGGGCAGGAATGCCGGATACATGATAAATACCTGTCGAAGCATCCAAGGCTTTATCCCATCTCACTCTATAGTAATATAAAGGCATGTTTGTATTGAAGACAATCTTTTTAAATTCCGCCTGTGGATCGGGCGGATTCCAACTTATCGTTCCTGTTTTTGCCAGAGAAATACCACTTTCTGACGTTCCATCAGTTACGGCACCTACTGATTTCCTTTCAGTTCCATCCCAGTAATCCACTGATATAACTGTTGAGGCGGTAGAATTCGTCCTGTCGGAAGGGATGGAAAAGTTAATCGCCATCATCTGTTCAAAGAACCCGATATAAAGACAGTTACCCCCCTCGCCGCTGTATGCGGCCAGACTACTCAAATCAGCGTAGGTGTCAGCGTATGTCGTGTCGTAATTATCTTCAGCAACATTAATGGTATAATCAATATAAGTTGTCGTGTATTTATAAAATGCAGCGCACAGCCTGTCTTCACCATCCCAGAAATCAATCATTTCCTGAAATGGAGCATCAAGAGTTACCTTGTAGATTTCCGCTTCACCGTCATCTAAATAAAATTGATACCAATATAAAAAGTAACCTTCGATAAATTTAATTCTTGCTGTATTAACGGTGGAAGAAAAAGATACTACACCGGTTATTGCTAAAGAAGCTCCTGTGTCTGTGTTGTCTACTATTGTAAGTGGGTCCCACGTGGAACCATTCCATACTTTACAGGTTAACGTAGAAGCAACCGTATTAGCCTGACTTACATAAAATTTTATTCCTTGAAGTGGGCGTAGCGAACCAACTAAAAAATGTCTTGAAGATGGAGAATAAGGAGAAGCTGGCGGAGTAAAGTTAGTGGTATGCCTTGCAATCCCTTTGGAAATGCGGGGCTCATCAATCGAACCATAACAACTAATTTCAGTAGCCGCAGCTTCACCGCAAGCACCAATATACAAAACAGACGCAATATTTGGAATTTCACTAGAGGCTATTGCTGTTCCTACCGTGGGAGTTAATAAAGTCCCGTCAACGAACATATAAAAACTAGTTCCGTTTCTTGCTATCTCAACATGATGCCAGGCATTTACTAGATTTACGGTAACATAATAATGCGCTACCGTTGATCCTCCACTTACGGCTTTAAATATCAATGTCGCACCCGTATAATATAAATAAACATAATCAGTAGAGGCACTCCATTGTGAATAAATTGCGCTACTGTGTGTGTTTGCTGTTATCCGTGTCCATACATCAATTGTAAAATCACCTGTGCCAAAGTACCAGTCATCACTGTCGGGCACTGTTGCGTAATCCCCTGTGCCGTCTAGCAATAATGCCGCTGTGCCAAATTTTTTATAGCCAGTATTCAGTTGGGCGTTTCCTTCCAGAGAAATCGTCTGCCCGGTTGTAGCGGTCTGGTCTGCCGTATCTCCGTCTGTGCCATCGCAGTGCCATAAGAATTCAGTATATGAGTCGATTTCGCCACCAAGATGACATATATTATCAGCAGTAGTACTGCTATTTTGCATGGCTTCTGTAAGTTCTTTGGGTTGTGTAACTGAACCATCATTTCCAACCACAGCAGTTGATAAAATAAAAGCAGCTATTCTTGATTCGTCTCCGCCCCAGATACAAGTTTCAACCCCGTTACAGTAAACAACATTTCCGTCAGGTGCGTCTGAGAAAAACCCGTAACCGGCATCGGGGTCATCAACCCAAACCTCCGTAGCGGTAAAGTCTCCTGTTGCCGGAGGGGGTGTTGTATTTTCGTAAACCTTTGATGCAGTTAAGCCGGTGTTATAAGCCTGGGCCAATATATGTGACTCTATTGAATCCGTCTGAATCTTTCGGAACTGAAAAGCGTTTCTTGTTTTCAGGTATGTTCCGTTTATCACGTTGGAATTAATTTTTGTCATTCCGGATATTGAACGTGGAGATACTTCGCCATATCTCATGTTTGTCAACGTTCTGAAATTTTTCCCTACTACCACCGGATCTTCCGAGGTGATCAGTTTTCCGTTTAAAGGGATACTTACTTTCTGCTTCTTTTCACCTTCAACCGGCTGGACTGGCTGTAGAGGTTCTTTCTGAATAGTTACATCTCCGCCCTTGCCCATTATTGTTGCTCTCCCATCGTCACGCTTTCAGGAAGTTCGTGAGTCATTCTTATATCAACCTGTTTCGTAATGTATTGCATACGTTTGATTTGAATATCCGCAATGTATCTGTTGTAAGCCGTGTCGGCGTCTGCCCAGCGTTTCAACTTTAATGCCGCAAAAGCCAGGGCGAAATAATAAACATCCTCGTGGAACTCCACAGGTAAATCAGAGGCCGGTAAATCCGCTGACGTTGCCACCAGAACCGCGCTTGGATAACATGAGGCATATACAGACAGGTCATACGTCGCAGCGTCTGGAAGAGGCTCAAGCACTAAATACTCTCCCCATTGATACCAGTATTGGGGGGCGTTGGTGTTAATGGGAATATGACCTACTGCCTGAGGAAGAACACACATCATTCCTTTCCCGCCCTCGGTTGTGCCTGATTTGTATTCCACATAATTAATTCTTGCAATATTTTCACCAACAAGGGGAACAATCTTCTGCGATGTGGAAATGTTATCTTTGGTAATTTTCTTTTCATAAGACAACGCCTTGGCGCAAATGTCCTTATAGCCGTCATTAATTAAAATCGTCAGTTCCGCATCGCTCAACATAGTAGTTGATGTTTCGTTTAATGCGCTTCTGACGTTGTTGATGATATTGGTTATAGTTAAGGTTCCCACGGTTATAATCCTCACCCATATTTCAAACTGTTTCTTCCATCCGGTATGACTTCCACAATATTCTGTTTCAAATAAGCAAGTTCGTTGTTATAAATACTTTCAAGCATTTGCGCCGGTGCGAATCGTTTGTCCTTAAGCAATCCGTTATAAGTCGCATATAGAACCATAAGGTGCTGCCATGCTGAAGGTAGCTCGGTCTGGTCGGTTGCTGAAGCAAAGTCCGCTTCCTTGTAGATTCGCAAATCATCAATGGTTATGGTGTTTGACCCGGAAAATGCTATTTCCCACGGGGTCGTAGCGGCAATGGTCTGCATGTGAACGCCGTTAGTAGTAACTGCTACGCCAGCCGTCCCTATAGCCGGGGTGACGCTTCCACCTGTCCCTACCCCTGATACAGTAAAGACAATCGTGATATTGCAATTAGCTGTGGCTAAAGCAGTGTTATAAGTCAATGTATCCGGGCCAGCTCCCGCGTGCGCTGCGGTAGCTCCGCAAGTCCATCCAGATCCTGAACCTGTCCATTCAGTCGCTCCAGCACCTTCAGCAAAAGAAGAAAAAGAAAGGTGAGCCATTTTAGGCATATCAGCGACATAAAGGCGCAGATTGTATATGCTGTCTGGTATCGGCTCGATGCCTATTGAACTCCCGAACTCATACCAGTATTGCGGTTGTGTCCCTGAAGTCGGATAATGGCCGGCCCTTAAAGGGTCAATCTTAGTCAACATGACTTCCCTCCCGGATGAAGGGACGTATTCAACGTGCAGGACTTTGTAACAATTCGTCGTGACATTGCGTGTGGATACCGCAGTCTTTGCGTCAAGGATGCGCCTGACACATAAAGTCTTTTGGGCAATGTCTTTATGCGCCAAAGACAACCAGCGATATATTTCCGCCTGGGTAAAAAATCCAGCAGTAACCTCGTTTAAATAAGTTCTTACTCTGGTTTCCATATCGGAAGCATCGAGATTCGGCCATGTTCCTGCCATTATATAATCTCCTTTAGTCCTTATATGGACTTAAACCTTGTTTCATTCTCTGTTTGGCGTGTTCAACGGCCTTCCTAAGTATCGGTTCTGGAACCTGTTTGTGATTTGGAATAATATCATTAAGCATAAAATTCTTCTCTTCTGGAGTTAATGTAGGAATTAACGTTGGTATTTCAGTCTCTTTATTATCAAACCTGATACCAACTGAATATTCAGTCGCTACCCCTACTTTCCCGTCTGAATATGTGACAGGTAAAACACCTAGCCACCCTTTTCCTTTTGGTGTTCCATCCCGACGTGGTTCGGGCGGCGAATACGGATTTATTATTATCCTGTTATCTTCCGCCATCATCCCGCTGACATGGGGATTTGTCTTGAAGTATGTATCTTCGCCCGGATATAATTTATCCCGTATTGAATTTTTCGGAACAGCCCTTGTTTGTCTTTCATCGAGATTACCAGAAAGTTTCTCAATCATTTCAGGATCAATATCCATTGTGACCTCCTAAATGTTACCCCAATCAATCGCCTGCGGAAATTCAACCGGCGCTCTTCTGTCATACCGGTTTGCAATCAAATCTACATTCTCAATGACCATCTTACTCAAAAGACTATCGGCAGGTACCCCCTCAGTCTTTGGGCCTCTGAAATACTTGACGACGTATTCAGCAATCAAATCGTCAAAGAGTTCGTTGAATGGAAGAGTCGCCGTTGTAGTTGTAATAGCAACCGGCTTCTGGAAATAATCTGCTTTAACCGTGTAGTCGGTAGAGGTATGCGGCGTAACGTATAACTTCGTTCCCCGGATTTTGTAGTGCCTCGGTTCGCCTGTTGACGGATAGGCAATTTCAACATCCACAGAAGGCAATGGCGTTAAGGTATAGTCTTTCCCGTCAATGTAGGGTTTCCCCTTCAATCCCCAAAAATCCGTAGGCAGATACCCAAATGAGCTATCAGAGGTAATCGTGACATCAGAACCAGATCCCGCGGCCGTAACGGTATCGGTAGGAGCCAAGGTCAAAGTCCCTGCCGCAACAGTGGCGATTCTGAACGGCCCTCCATTCCCGCTGGCGTCCGTTGTAATCGGCATATCCGCCGCAAATCCTTCAACGACAAACTGCGCCGCCGAATCGGTGATGGTGTCCGGGCCGGAATCCACAAAAGCTATGGTGTCCGCCTTGTAACTAACCTCCGCAAAGACTTTTACTTCCATTTGACCGGTGATTAAATCAGACCCCAGGACATACAATCTCTTGGCAATAGTCCTGACGGCCTGATCCACTACATGAACCAGGTCGTCTATTGTCACTTGTATGTCAGGTCTATATTGAATATAGTCGTAAATTGTTTGAGTTGTGGACATTTAAGCCCCCAGGAAGATAACTCTAATTGAAGTTAGTTCCGACAAATCCTCTCCGTCTTTTACTTCCAGCGGAACAGTCTCGATCTCGTCAGGTCTCCCGTAAACATACATAGCGGTTCCGGTGGTAATAGAGTTACCGGTAATTCTTGTTCCCGGATACAAGAGGTTAAGTTTCGCCTCTCCTGTCCCGGCTGTCCCGCCAAGGGAAATAAACTCTTCCGTTACGGCTGCGTTTTCTGGAATCTGTCCGCTGTATCCCCAAATCAAAATAGGATAAGCCGGTGTGCAGACATTGGTTGCGGCACTCATACTTTCTTCCGCCACAAAGCGGTTATACAGGAATCCGGCAGCAGGCTTTTTAATATAAGTCACTACGCAGGAAGTCACGACGTCCGCTGCCGCAAAGGTGATAACTCCGGTTGTAGCAACAATCTTGCATTCCCCTGTTGCCGGAGTGTCGTCTTTATCCAGCATCAAACATGAATTGGTAGAAGTCGTTCCGGTAGCATTGATAGACTGAATAGCGATAGGGACGTTGGTCAAGGTAGCCGCGTGGGACGTGGTAGTTTTGGATTCTTCCTGAACAAGATTATCCCAAACGTCTTTCCATGCCTGTGTAATGTAGGTCACATAAACCGTATCGCAGAGGTCATAGATGTAAACATCGTCAATAGACAGGGCGCTTGTTCCAGAAGGCGTAAAAGCCAATCCGCCGACGGTCGTTGCAGTAATATCCTCGGTGTAAGTTCCGTTCGCTGTTCTAACAGTTCCCGAAGTCCCGCCTAAGCCAATCGCAACACCGCCGGAGGTATAACCGGACACGGTATAAACCGTCCGGTAAGTATGCCCTACGGTCGCAGCAAAGTCGTTGTGGGCGAAAGTTTCAACCGCCGCGCTTGAGGCTTTAACCGCTTTTCCATCAGCAATAGACCAGTTCGCTCCTGCCGTCCATCCTGTCCCAACTCCAATATCTCCGTTAGTGATTTCATTCGTAACAGGAAGAACGGATAATGTCGCCCTTTCACCTTCTGCAAAGATAGCATCCGGCTTTGCCTGACCGTAGGTAAGCGTTGCACCAGAGGTAGAGAGTTTCAACGGCGCACTGGCATGATAGATTCCCATGATATAAGCAGGCGGATAATCAAGCGTAATCTTCCCCGCGGCGGTCGGCGTATGCTGTTCTTCATAAACAATCGCCGGAGCGTTCTTGAATAACTTGATTTTCTTATTGGCGTAATCATAGCCAATCGAAAATCCCTTTTTAGCTTCAGGGATGAACACTTCAACATTGTGCATCCCCAATTCCTGATCGCTGTTAAAAGATTCGCCGCCAAACGGATAAGATGAGTCGAAGGCAACATCCGCAATAACGGCGGCCAAATCTCCAAATACATGATATTTTTTATTGCTTAATGTTAGTGACATTTCGCCCCCTTACCATCCCCACGCAAACCAAAGTCCGTTCGCGTTGGCAGTTGTTTTTACTGTTACAGGATTATTTACCGGGAAGGTTTCATCAATAACCGGATCGTCAGCAACCACAGCCGTTCCGGTGTGCTGCAATTTTAATTGAAGCACCTTGTGAAGCCCCGTCCGAATATCGCCACCGGTTGAATTGTCGGTGTTGGTAAACGTCCCCATCGTAAACCGCATCTGCCCCATAGGAACTTCATGGAGCAAGTTGTTTGAAAAAGCCATGGTGCCCTCCTATGTGTGCTGGTCGCCGAAAGCCAACCAATTGCCGTCAACATTGTCACCCGTGACAATCGTAATCGCGGAGCCGTCTAACCCGTTGGCCGTAAAGGTCTCATTTACCACACAGGCATCGGCGGCCACACTAGACCCCCCCGGCTGCAAGATAAGCCCGTAGCAACGGTTCAGTCCGGTGGCGATGTTGCCGCCTGTCTCACCAGAGGCATTGGTAAATGTCCCTATTGACACAGCCATCGAACCCCAAATGTCGCGCTGTGTTACGCTTGATGTCATTGCCATTGTAACCTC